ATAAGTTTGCGACTACCTGAGATTTATGGTGTCGTAAAGACGGGACAGAGGTAGCGACCAGTGCACTCTGCGATGCTCGCTTATACCGTCTAAGTACTTTATAGCATCCTCGATAGAACCAATAATAGGCTGAGTTAGCATAGTTTCAATCATAGGCCAGAAAGAATAGGTTTTCGCAAGAGTCAGTGATTTAAGTGCTGTAATACGAGCAGAATCCGGTAAATTGTCTAAACTTAATACTTTACCACCGTAACTAGATGCGCCCACTGGTTGCAAATTAAACAGCGTTGGGTCGCCCAACTTGTTGGGTAGCCCTGTTTCAAACCAGCTCAATGTGTCGTCCAAATAAAAGATGTTATGCAGTCCCATAGTAAATGTAACATCAATCATGACATGTGGGTTGCGAGTAGTGATGGTTTCCACAGTTTTAATTACCTGTTCCCATTTCGCAGGCGCACGTATAAAATCAAATGCATCTCCAATGGCATCCACACTCAGCATAATTTTAACCAGACGAGCTTTATCCCAAAGTTCAAAGGTAGCTTCGCTGGGAATGACTGTGCCATTGGTGTTGTATTGTACATCTACTTCACCCAAACCATTCTGCTCATTTATTTTAGACAAAATAAATTCGTGGTCGCCAGTTAAAAAAGGCTCGCCGCCATTAAAATATACTCGACGGACATTGGATAAATCTAAATCTAAGATTGATTGATTGTTTTTGGCGTGTGGCGATTGTTTTTCTGATGTTGGTAGCCCCATTTTTTTCGCCAAAGGAACCCAAGAAGAACTAAACATAGGACTACAAGTTAAGCACTGTAAATTGCAGACATTTTCAGTATTGTAATCTAAGTTTACCAGACTTGGGTCTTCTGTGGTTGATATATTTCGGTCCTGGTACCAATTAATCATACCCTGGCGGCGTGACTGACCTCCATTGTTCTCTACATACCAGCAATTCCCACATTCGCGCACTGACTCTGGATCGACCGCAAATTTGTTTCGGAGTGACACCAATTTGCGGTCTTGTTTAAAGTCGATTTCCTCCACAGTATTAATAGTACCACCCAGACAACAAAATCCAATAGACGCAGTGGTTGATGACAACCGTCGTACATATAACCCGTGATTTACATCAGGACATGTTTTTTTCATTCTTTACTTTTCAATCCCGCCAGCATATTTTTAAGCATAGTACTTTGCGCTGTTCCAGTGACATTCTGCACATGAGGCTCATGGTCCGTGCCCTCATGACTTAAGTTGCTTTTAGTTTTAATCTTATCTAAAATAGCAGAGCTTGGTTTGTGCCCTAAACTTTCCCCCGCTTCTAACCCAGGGTCAGTAATGCGCATAGTCTCAATATTATATTCTAGCTCTACCTTCTGCCCAACACCAGTTGAGCTGCGTGATTTCATACACTGAATCTGATAGCGACCTCGTTCACGCATAGCACGGCTAGTAAAGATACCAAACACATTATCTGCTGTGTTGATCTTGGAGATACCGCCTGAAATGTGGCTGTGGTCAAACTCTACTTCCTCAACCGCACTACGGTTTAGCTGTGATGCCGTAACAAATAATACATTAAGTTCTTTAGCCAAGTTACGTAGTTCTTCCGACACGTATTTGTCCTTAACGAACAAATCGTTAGGACTAACCTTGGTGCTAACCGGCATAACTAGATCCAAGTAGTCAACCATGACAAAATCAACTTTAATACCAGTCTGGATCTGCACTTCTTTAATGTAGCTACGGATATCGTTGACGTTGCTCTGTGCTGGTAATGCCTTAATGCGATACTGCCCGGCTTTCTTACTTACTAACTTAACCTTCATAGTTGCAGTATCAATATCCTTGCGTATATCCTTAGTACTTGCACTAGTAAGCATAGCATCTGTGCGCAGAGCGCAAAGTTCTTCTGAAAGTTCTAGGCTAATGTATACGCCGCTTAGGCCCATTTGCAACCAGCTCAACGCAATGTTCATCATAACAAGTGATTTACCTGACCCCGAACCACCTGCAAAGATGTTTAATTCGCCGCGGCTAAATCCGCCATACAATAGTTTATCAACCTGTGGCCAACCTGTGCTGACCTGACCACCTGAGCTAAAGTATTTTTCAATACGTGCTTTGGGATCATGGAAATAGTCTGTACCCATGTCCTTGGTTAGGCTAATTTGCACTGCATCCTTGATGATCTTCTCTACAGGGTCAAACTCACCCTTTTCCAACAAGTCTGCTGCTTTAAGGATCGCACGTTCCAGTTCTGCTTTCTTGGTGAACCCCTCAAATTCGTCCATGAACCACTCATAGTGACTCTCCGTCAAATCAGGAACGTGCTTTAACTCTACACCTGTTACGGCGTTAATTTGCTCCAGCGTGGGCATTGTTTTATGTTTGTCAGTGTGCTCACGAATAAACCTTGCCACTGGCTTAAGCTGGCGGTCAAAGTTTTCTGGATTATAGATGTTCTGTACACGCACATAACTCTGTGCGTCTTGCATCATCATTTCTAGAAATAATTTTTGTAGGTCTGCTGAATATTCTTTACTCATACTATATTTTATGCGACATTAGTTTAATCTTCAACGGATTTGACTCACGTGAATCTAAAATTGATTTAAGGACAAACAGTTTACCGTACTCAGTGACTGCTTGGTTTACGTCTTTGCAGGTTTCAGACCAGACTGGAAATGCCACTGACCATCCATACTCTAGTGCACACTTGACCATACTTTCACCAGACCAAACTTTTTTACCATTCTTAATTTTAACGTCAAAATCTGGAACTACTATTACTTCTCTTCCGAGACTTTCAATAATGTCTGCTTGCCGCTCAGACACTTCTGAGCCCTGAACGCTAACCCCGCCAATAACCATGGCATCCATGCACCCTTCAATAACTATAACAAATTTACTGTCTGGCTTCTGGTTGTCCATGTTAAACACATAGTCTGTGGGGTGATCACTGTAGTATTTAGGGTTGATACCATTCTCAACTGCACGTGCAGTCCAACCCACAATTTGGCCTTTCCAATAAAACGGAATGATCACACGATGACTTAACTTGTTGTCAACCGACGGCGACCAATAAAAATCATAATCACGAACTAGTGAGTTCCCTCGTCCTGCAATATAACCAACCGCTCGACAAAACCCCTCAGGATAGTTAGGTACAGCGGTTGGATCGTCATAATTAAACTGCAATCTAGCCATTGTGTCTAGTTCAGCAAAACTCGATGCTTCTGGTGGCAATGCACATGGGTCAAATTTGATTTCCTCCTCAGGTTCAACCTTGATAGTATCGGGATTCACCAAATCTTTAATACGAATTGCTTCAATGACTAGCCGCTGCACTTCGTTAGTGCTAGCGCCCATCCATGACAGCAACTTACGAAACTTGTAACTTAGGTGCCGGCCTGGGGTGAAATTTGCCTTAAACTGGCAATTAAAGCAATGATATGTTACTGAACCGTCAGGGTTAGTTTTAACCCCTCCTCTGCCCCTAGTGTCCGGTGATTCACCATTGTGCTGGCAACAAACTGCATTAAAACTAATCCAGCCTCCCTGGCTGGTTCGTTTTTTAGCGGGCAAGAGGGATAACAGGTAATCCTGTACTACAGTAAGCATCTATACAGTGTATATTACTGTAAGTTAAAATGCAACACTTGGTGGTGGGGGATTGTTAACATTGTTAGCCGGACTGTCAGGAAACGAACTAGTTCTGACCAACATTTGACCAGCGGCTCCCCAATTATCGTCAACGTAAGTCGGGATGGTTACGTTACCAAAATCAGGATCGGTATACGATGCTGACACTGAATACTTGTACATGTCACGCTCTAACAAGGCCACGTTGGCTTGATCAATTAATACCCGCGCAGTCCCTGCCGCAGCATTAGCTTCAACAGCAGTAGTCTGAAATAGCACATTCGAATTAGCTAGTACAAAATCATCAATGATCTGAAATACAAGGGTGTACCCAGTGAGCGGACGAGGTTTCTGATCCTGATTTTGGACTTGAAGTGTTAATATGTTGTCTACGCCCTGATATACTGTAATTGCTCGTGTGTACACGTTTCTATCCCTTGTTGTAATAGTTAAATCGGTTGGTATTTGAACAACCAATTTATTTTCGTATAAATAACTCTGAATGGTATTCATTACTGTTGCCTTTACTATATTTATAAGAATCCTAGTGGAAGACTCAACCAAGAATTTACTCGACAAATACCCGTTCCTGACTCTACTTACATACGGGGGCAATGAATACATCGGAGTTGTTCAAAACTTCGACGATATTATCACCACTATATACGACTTCAGCTTACTAAAAACTGATGAGCAAAAGCTACGTTACTTGGAACTAGCTGATGTTTGGTGGTGGGAAAGTAATCGATT